GCGGTGTGCCGTTGCCCGCGTACTTTTCACGATTGATTATGACATAGTTGCCTTGAGCCCAACGACTCATTTTAATACATTTCTAGCTTGATAGAAATTGGGCGTGACTGTGGCGCCCACGCCCAGCAGTGTGGCTCGGCTGCGAATGCTATTGAGATAGTAAGCCAGGCTGGCACTGAGATTGACACCGTTGAGTCCTTGAAACTCTTTCAACAGTGTCAGCGCAGGAATGCCTGTGTTTTGTGCCACTCTAAATAGACTCATGGTAAAATTGCCTGCGGCCTGGCGAGTGGTCATCACACTTAAAAAATAACTGTGTACCACATCATACTCGTTGGCGGGTACATCTACTTCATAACTGTAAAATTGATCAAACAGTCTTACTGTGAGATCTTTGTTGGGGTTGGTATAGTTTACGGTGCTCATGATTTGAACGGCGCTTTGGCTCCTGCGTTGTCTACTCCTCGACCAGTGACCGGCGCAGTCTGTGGCGCAGTCTTGGGTGTGGGGAACAACCAACCATCGGCCTTGTTGGCCACTTGACGTACTGCACCTGGCAATCCTTGTTTGAGTGTTTCGGTGCCCAAGGCCACTGCTTCACTGGCTACAATACTGCCAAGATTTTTACCTTTGAATGTTTTGTTGAGTCTGGCAGCTTTTTGCGCTGCACCAATGATGCCCAGAACTGATCCGCTTTGTAGATCACCAAGGATGCCAGCACCCGCATCCAACAATCCGCCCTGACCAAACACTGTGGCGTTGGCACCAGGTCTAGCAATGGGACTAACAGTTTTGTCATAATGTGCATCGGTGGCAAAACCTTGTACATTGGGATCACCACCAGATTGTGCTCGGCCCAGGGCACCTGAATAATATTTCACAGTTTCATACGCAATGGTCATGGTGTTTTGCATGGTACCATTGGCTTGAGCATAGTCATATTGGTCGCCACCCCAGGAAGTGATTAGTGGATTGATCAGCACATACTCAGCAAACTTGCGTTGATCCATGCCGTAGATTCTTATGTCTCTAAAGAATGGTGGTTTGCCTGTGGTACCGGCTGTGGCACCATCATTGTAAGCTTCGCCGATGTAGCCCCAGTCGTTGACATTGCCAATACGTTGGCTGTCATATATGTCTCGATCATTGTAACCAAACCCTGCTTGACGCAAACTACTTTCACCGTTGGTACCATTGTTGTTGTTGGGTTCCAAGTATTTTTGCGTGGGATCTTTGTAGTAATAACTCATGTAGTAGTACCACAGTCTGCGATTCAAATCATTGCTGGTGTCGTGGAATGTTACATTGATGGGATCGTAATTGATTTTTTTCTGTATGATTCTTTTGCGATTGTATTGATTCAGGGTTTCTACATCTACTTGGAACTTGGGCAAGTCTATGGTTTTCACTGTGAGACTCAACATGGTTCGGTCCTCAGGACTGAACGCAGCGTTCAAGAACGGAATCTCCGTTACATTCAGTGTGAAGCTGACATGAAAAAGAAACTTGTATCTAGGCTTGAGTTCGTAGGCGTTGGTAGTAAATGTACGACTTGCGTGTTGGTAATCACGCAAGACGTTGTTGCCGATGAAACCACCAACAATTTGCTTGCCAAAACTCTTGAAGTCTATGCCTTGGGTGACTCCTTTGAGGAAGTCTTGTCCAAATGCCATGTTTTAAGCTGCCTGGCCTGCGCCTGTTACTACGTCGCCAAGAGTTCTACCAACAGTTGTACCAACTCCAGTGCCTTCAGGTGTTTGGTTGGCATTGTCGTAAGCGATGCTCATTTCAATTGTGGCAGCTTCGTTTGTGCCATAGTTCAAATCACCGTAGTTGGCACCTTTTAAATAGCAACCATACAGTTCCCATGTTTCCAACACCACTGGTTCGTTGGCACCGTTGCCACCGTCTAACACTTCAACCTTGGTTGTGAACTTGTAGTCGATGCCAGATGCAGCACTGCTCATTTCCAAGAAGTCCATTTGTTTCTGCAACTGCTCACCGATCAATCGACTCACAGCGCCTGATGCATCATCACGCACTGAGCATGTGATATCAGCCCAAGTGTGCCGTCCTGCTAATTTTAATGTTGAGTTGTAAATTGGCAATGCAATTTCTTCAAATGTCAAATTGGGTCTAGCAATGTTTACCACTTGCTTGGTTAATTCGGTTCTTGGTGTGCTTACACCAAAGTTTTCAAACATCACTCTAAAACGATATTTGAGTTTGGGCATCAACAGACCTTGGGTGCTTGAACTTTGGTCGCTGGCCAAGGGTACTGTCATTCTCTGTAATGATGAAACTGCCATTTGTTATTTCTCCTGTTGTGTTTATTTACCTGAAATGGAGGCCCGGTAAAAGGCCCCCTGTTTCATCATGCTGCCACGCCTGAAATTTCCCCTGTGTTCTTGATACGCAGAGGAATGTAGATGAATTCCACAGCTTTCACAGGTTCAATAGCAATGTCTACATACAACTCATTGCGGTCAATTCTTGCAGGTGTGTTGTTGCTCAAATCGCAAACAACCAAATAGTCATAAATGGCACGTTTGGCAATGAGATCAATCATTAGACTGTTGATGGTGTTGGTGATTTCGTTACGAGTGATCTGATCATTGGGTTCAAACAAGTACTGTTTGCCAATTTCTTCAAGTCGTCCGCGCAAGAACACAATCAATCTAGCAACGTTGATACGATCCAGGGCGGTGGTTGCACCTTGACGTGTTTTGTTGCCAAAATTGGTGATACCAATGCCTGGAATAAAGGTAATTGGATTGATATTGTTTTCATACAATATATCACGTATGCCCTGTCCCACAGCAGTCTGAACAAACTCACCTGTGGTAGATTCAATGTAGCCAATGGCTTCAGCATTGTCCACCACACCACGACGTGTGCCTGCAGGTGCCAACCATGGATAACTTACTGCATCACTGCGCAGTATGGTGCGTACCATCATGTGTGTTGGTGCTGTCACAACTGTGTTGCCTGACAAATCTGTGGTCTGACAACTTGGATAGAACACAGCAGCATAGGCCGAACCAATAGTAAGTCCGTCTTCAGTTGGCAAGCCCAGGCCGCCGTTGTTGGTGGCATAGTTCAACAAATCTGTGCCGTTGGCTCCCAAGCGCATTGGAGTGTCGCCCAGCACAAACAATGTGTTGGCACGTTCATTGCTGAGTGCAACCATGTTTACAGCCAATTCGGGATAAGCAGGTGTGGCAATCAAGTTGAACTGATTTTGTTCTTCTCGTGCTGCAAGACTGGTGTCAATGCCTGATTTCAATGCAGCCACAACCATTTTGCGTTGTGCTTGACGACCAGCGTACATGGAACCATTGTCTTTGTTGCCTGATGCTGTGAGCCAGGTATTGGTCTCTGCGGGCAATGTGTCATCAGGGAATGTGGTTGAGTTAAAATAATTGCTTTGGAAACTCTTGACATTGTAACCTGAACGGCGTGTGTTAAACAGCAACATACCCTCGGGATACAGTGCAGGATCAGGTGCGTCCAAATCCAAATAATTGCTGGTCAACAAACTCACAATTGTGGGGAATGGATCTGCCACAGGATCTGTTGTGCCGTTTGGTGCCCAACGTGCATCTGCAAACAGGATACCGTTTGAACTTACTTGATCTGTTGTGTCTACTGCCACCCACTGATCAACTCCGCTGACTTGTTCCCAACGATACAACAACGGATAGTTTTCCAAGTCACTGCTATCAAGCCATAAGTCGCCGTATTCTAATGCACTTTCAGCAACGTCATTTTGTGTGGTGGGTGCTGTTGCAGCCACAATAGGCCCAGACTCATTGGTAAGAGTCAAGTTAAAACCACGTGTGTCATTGGTGACGTTTTGATATCCAACCCAACTACCATTGTTTTGAATCATGATATCCACATCATCCACACTGCTGTAGTACCACAAACGTCCATCTGCAGGATCTTGATCGGGTGCAGTGTCGTTGGCTGTGTAGGTAAATGTAGGAACAGTGACCCAATTGGATAAAATAACAAACCCACTGGTCTGGTCTGGTCGGCAATATGTAGTCCAAGCAGATGTAGGCAGTGTGTAATCCGCAACAAAACCTGCTGTGGTTACTGGTGTACCTGTTACGTTATCGAGTGAAATAGCTCCGCCTTGACTGTGTGTGAACACAATACTTCCAGCACTGTTGACACTTGCGCTCACATATGGTATGTTGGCTGCACTGACCGCAGTGATAAAACTTGCAACGCTGGTTCCGGTCAATGTCACTGTGTAAGGAGTGTTACCTGCTGTAGTAGAACCAGCTTGACTGGCGTACACTTGAAAAGTATTGGCAGTTACAAACAAACTGTCGCCGTTCAATCCAGGAGTGGTATTTCCTGTTACCACTGTGGCGCCCAGCACTGCTCTTTCCAACAACAAGAAACTGGCATTGCTGTTTGGCAATGTTTCAAACAACAAATTGTCGGCCAGTAGATAGGTGGTGCCTATTGGTATATTTTTACCACCACCTGTGGGATCAAGTGCAAAAAGAGCATCTTGCTCAGTGTCGTACACATTGGTAGTCTGTGCTACAAAAGTATCCAGTGCAGCACTGTATACTTTGACTTTGACACTCATGCCATTGCCAGCACTGCTGATGTTTTGCCACACACTGCCAGTCGGTGCTGGATTTAATTGACCAGTGGACCAACGTGGTGATTGATAACTGTAGCCCGGGAAATAATTTGGTGCGCGATATCCAGTTGTGGTCAACAGTGTTGAACTGGCAGCAATGCCCAATGTGGACAACAGTGAAGTGCCGCCGTTGGGGCCTGGTTCAATGCCAATCACACCACCGTCGTCTGTGGATCCATCGTTGGTGGCTGTTGAGATTGCATACAGTGTGAGTTTGTTGCTGAGAGAAGCAGCATACACCCCTGTGATGGCAGCATTGTTGATGGCTGTGGCCAATCCTACCACAGTCAATGCTGTGCCACCTGCACCAACAGTGACCAAGGTGCTGTTGACGTATATGTTATAACCATTGACCAATGCGCCTGACACTGAATTTGTGCCTTGTATTGTGGGCCAAGATGATTTCCAGTCATCACTGCCAACTTGCACCCAGGTGTTGTACAAATTGCTGAGATACGTGCTGGTTGTTTCTGCACTGGTGGGACCACCGCGTTTGTAGTAGTTGAGATTGCTGATGCCCACTGCACTCACAGCATAATCTCCAATACTGCCAATGGTCTGTAGCGGTGCCCAACCGGCTATGTCATTATAATCAGCAGTGCTGTCAACCACATCTGCGGCATCAACTAAGACTGTGGGCACTTGGTTGGTAAATGTGCTAGTGGTTTGATTCCACTCAAAAATACCCCAGGTGCTGGTTGAAGCATCCAGCCAATAAGTGCCATTGTTGGCATTACCTGTGGGACGACTCAAACTAGCAGTCAACTCTGTCAAATCAATATCCACACGTTGTATGTAAGCACGGTTTGTGACGCCCAGGGCTGAATACGCTGCCAACAATCCATATTCGTTGAGTTCGTATCCATTGATAGGAGTACCAGTTGTGGTGTTGTAAAAGAATGGCACACCAAATGTTGCTGCCAAATCTCGTTGACTGGTAATAAGATAAGTTTTGTTTGCGTTGGCAGCGGTTGTACCGGCTGCAACTCCGACTCCAGCAGCATCAGCCTTGTTTTGTGCTGTTGCTATTAGAAAGTAAGGGACTGTGTTTACAGCGGAAGGGATATATTGACTCTCGTCAATTACTGTTACTTCTACGCCTGGTGATACTAGTGCCATGGTTGATTCCTTTTCAAGTTATTGATATTTATTGGTATACC